AGGAAATCATGCACTATTACCAATTTCACATCGGGGATTACCGGGCCGCAACAGCCCACCTGACCAACGACCAGGACTTGACTTACCGGCGTTTGTTGGACTGGTACTATGACACAGAGCAACCCATTGCCATGTCGGACATTGAGAAAATTTCCAGGCGAATACGCACCCCACCAGACACGGTTGAGACAGTCCTGCACGATATGTTTGAACGAGATGGAGACCTTTTTCGCAACAGCAGAGCAGACCAGGAAATCGCCAAGTTTCACGAACAGCAGGACGCAGGCAAGCGTGGGGCGGCAAAGCGGTGGAACAAGACTTCCAATGCCACCCCATTACCAACCATAAACCAAGAACCAATAACCAAGAACCAAGAACCAAAGAAAAAACAGCGTTCCGCTGTTTCTTGTCCCATAGACGTTGACCCCTTGATTTGGGACGACTGGTTGCAAGTCAGGAAAGCCAAGCGAGCAGGGCCAGTGACCGAGACAGTTCTCCAAGCGATCAAAAAACAGGCCAGCATTGTCAACTGGACTTTGCAACAAGCCATCGAGCAGTGCGCGGCCAGGGGCTGGCAAGGTTTTCATGCCGAATGGGTATCCAGACCCCAGAAAACTGCAAACGCCTTCCCTGAGCGCAATCTGGCGGCGGCTCGAGCCATCTTCGGAGACGAAAGGAATTTGACCAATGATCCAACCATCATCGAATCAGTCCCGGCGATTACCCGATAACTGGGTGCAACGCATCTTTGCCACCATGCAAGGCAACTACGGGTCGAGATTCCTCAATATGTGGAAAACAGGCCAGATTCTCCCAGACGGCAATGACGCAGGCATCGTCAACGCCATGAACCACTGGGCAGAAAAACTAGGCGGCTGGCACGACTCACCAGACACCATTCGGCAGGTGCTGGAAAACCTCCCGACAGAGCCTCCCACCCTTCCGCAGTTTGTGCAGATGCTTAGACAGTCATATCGGCCACCACCAATGCAAGCGATCGAGCGCAAATGGACGCAGGCAGAACTCGACCAGAACCGCCAGCGCATTTGTGAAATTTTCGCAACTCTTAACCTAAAGGCAAAAAAGTGAAAACAATCAAACTAGCGTATTGCGACTATATAGCCCACCTGATCCAGAAAAATTTGCTCACAAACGATAGCGAGCAAATACTTAACGAGGTCGGGCGAATTCAATTTCACCTCGGCGCAAATGACGAATTTGCCAGCACCATGAAAACCATAGACGTACTTGATATGCAAGGCAAAGCCTACCGCATCACAATTCAGGAACTATGACTATGAAAACATACGACACCACACGAACACGCAAACCCAAAAAACAAAAGCAAATTGCGAATTGGCCTTTTCCACCAGCCACAGGTGCAGTGCCCTGGACACGCAAGCAAATCAAAGAATACGAACTGCAAAAACTTAACCAAGTTGAGGACGCACCGATATGACGCCATTAGTTTGCAAAGCGGTAAAGTTTGCTCCAGAACCAGAAACAGCACTATGGTTTGATGTTGGACAAATGGAGTCTGCATTAGACACTAAAGTGCCAGCCGAATTTTTAATGAACTTGCCATCAAAAAGAACCGGAATTGTTGGTTTAGATACGCAGGGAAAAGATTTTGCCCTATGGCTAACCAAAGCCAACGATTCTGTAACAGTCGGCGGTTGTTCTATGTGGCATGGCGGCAAATACTTTACGCCCTATGCCTATGTTTCTACCAGCGATGGGTTTCGAATTTATCAAAAAAACGAACAAATTAGTCTTGAAGATGTAAAACCAGTCCACCGAATGGTGCTCGCCGTATTGATAAAACTTGCTAAACATTCCCAGGGTTACTGCCCTACTCCAAAGCGCACTTTTATAAATCAAAAACGACAATTAAAAGGCAAATCAGCAATATCTTTTGATTGGCACACAGTAGAAATAGAACCCCCAAAATTAAAAAATGACTATCAAGGCGGCACACACGCCAGCCCACGCCGGCATCAAGTACGTGGACATTGGCGCACCTACAAATCAGGCAAACGTGGGTGGGTAAACGAATGCTGGAAGGGTGATGCAACCAAAGGGACTGTATTTAAAGATTATCAAATTAAAGGAAAGAACACATGACAGGTTGGAAAAAAAGAATTATTGCTAACAAACAAAACGAACAAATGACAACAAAAAAAACCATTTTGCCAAGTCTGTCGAATACGCGAAGC